TCTGTAAAATCGCCATTAGCCATGATTACCTCCTAATTAGTCATTCCATATAATTGCGACAGCGGCATATTGAAATCACTACCTTCAGCTCCTGTTTGTGTCAGGAAGTAGTTCAAGAAATTACCCAGGGGATTATCCATAGTATATTGCTGATGTAATTCGTTCAATACACTGCCTAGGGCTCGTCCAATAACACCGCCATATATACCCCCACCCGGCCGTTGCAATGCTATTAGGTTAGCAAGCCCGAGTCGGTTTTGTGCTGCGTCTTCCCCAGAGCCATAAATGTCTCTCCAGATAGCAGCTTGTTGGGCAGTAACCGGGTCAGTACCTTGGATATCCCTCAAATAGTCTACAAAGCTACCTGTGCCTGTTTCGGGCATTTGACTAATCTGGCCAATCTGGCCAGCCAGGCCACGTAGGTTTGTGCCAGCCCCGGTCGGATAAGCACCTGTATATCCACCCATAAAGTCAGCAAAGCTACCACCAAACTGACCACCTGTACCAAACCTTGGTGTGCCACCCATACCGCCCAGATAGTATTGCTGCAAGAGCGGTGACTGCATGGCGTATAGTGCATTCCTTGTTAATCCTCCTGGCGCAGTTCTCTGTTGGGCAAACTGCCTAAACCTCTGTGCCGGGGTAAACGCCATTTCCCCGAGGAAGCCTTCCCCCCCCAAATTCTCAAACAAGTCTGGTGAAATGTTGCCTGTTGTTCCGGTTGTTCCGCCACCGTTATCCTCTCCGTTTGCCATGTCAGCCCTCCTAATATGGTCTTTCCTGCATAAAGGTTACCAAAAATTCCTCTCGTGTTTTACCTGATGCTTCCCAGCTTTCCAGGTTTTGTGCCATCTGGGATCTCATCCTTTGCTTTAACCAGGGATCTGCATCAGGTGGTAAGTTATAATCAGCCACTAATCGGGCTGTTCTGCTAAACGACCCCTTTGTGCTTGGGTCCATAAACAGCATTCTTTGGTACTGAGTATTACCGTCAGCTAGTTGATCCTCATAGCTTTTCCCTATAAACCCAGCCATGTTGTCCCGTAGACTTTCGGCTGCATCAAAGAACATGTTGCGTTTAGTTCTGGGGTTATCCATATATGCATTAGCCCAGTTAGTAAAGTGGTCATGTTCTTTATCTACGTCTTCTCCTACAAACTCCGGCAACTCCAGTCCCTCTTTAAGTACTAGCGTAGGACCTAATCCCCCTTCTCCGGGCCGACCCTCCGCACTCCAGGGTTCAGTTAAGTAGTACAGCATTTCCGCGTCCTCATATAATTCCGGTAGCAACTGGCGATAATCATATCGACCCGACCCTTCTCTCTGATTAAACGCATTCAAGAACCTGGTTTGATAATCAGGATACCCTTTGAGGGGCTCCCCAAACTTATCCAGCATGGCATCTACATCTTCCTCGGTAACGGGTATCTCCTCGGTTGTGGTTGCTTCTGTAAGTTCAGTGTCATCGACCTCATCGTCTTCTTCCTCTTCCCAAAGCCCACCGTCCTCTTCTTCCTCTACTAGCTTCCTGTAGGCATCTCCTGCCTCAGTAGCACGATCCAACATTTGTTCCAGGGGGGTAAGGCCTCCTGTGTCATCTCTATATTCATCCCCCTCGTCAGCAACCGGCCCTAAATATGGATTATATGGCATCCAATTGTATGGCCTGGAGGGCTCTTCCTCGCCTGGTATAGACATTGAAATCTGTGGCGTAGCCTGGGCGGTTTCGGAAGTAACATCTTTGGCTACCTGATCTGCCGAGAACTCTATAGCATCCACTGCATTTTGCCACCCCTGCATCATGTTCCATTTATTAACAGTTGCTGCGCCAGCCGGACCACCACTCGTTTTGGCGCGCTGATCTGTGAGCCACTCGTTCACCATGCCAAGGTCTAGCTCGCCAGTCTGATAGTTGCGCTCGTCCCCTATGTATGCTTTCAACCCAGCCGGGCCTTCATCTTTCAGAATGTCATCTAAGACCTGGAAGTATTCTCGAGTCATTGCCTTGTCTTCCAGTTCCATAAACTTGTTATTGGTTTGCTCGCTTACCCCTTGGGTCCAGGTCTCTTCCCATGCAGCTTGGTTCCCTAATTGGTTTAAAAGGGTGCGCTCTCCTGCCTTTTCAAAGTTGTCACCTATAGCATTGGTAATGCCTTCTCCGAGTTCCCCTAAATTCTCGTACACGTTTTCCCCGAGCCAGTCACCGACTCCTCTGAGTATGTTTTTAACATCTCCCAGTAAACCCTCGTCTTCAGCTCGCTCTTCAATATCGTCAACAGCTTGCATAAAGGTTGGGTGGCCGGCAATAGCATCTGCTTTAGTGAAAACATCATCATCGGTATTAGCATTAAACCCAACCGTAATACCGGGGTATTCTTCTATAATCGCCTCTATTTCCTCGGGCATATCAAAGCCAGGGCCCCAGGGTGTCAGCATTCCCCCCACACTGGCAAGGGCTTCTGGATCTGTCGATCCCGCCATTTCGATCTGATATGCTGCCTTCTCAACGGCAAACTCATCATCGGCGTAGGCTAACGCCATATCCTCGTCTTCATACTGACTTAGCAGCATCCCCGAGAAGTCTTCCATCGAATCGTTAAAAGACTTATTGCCATAGTACATGTCATAGAAAACCTCTGGGGGAGATCCCGTCCATGTACTTGCAGCCATCTCGGCGATTCGATCTATATTCAGTCTAGGCATTTATGGCCCCCCTTGTGCGCCAGGTCTCGGTGTACCCGGTGGAACTAGTGGCCCCGCCTGTGGTGTGGGGGCTGGTGGGGGTACTCCCATCATGGCATTAGGCATTACTTCTGGTCTGGCGGTTGGCGGCCCCCCCTGGGGTCCGGGAGCGGAAGGGGGTCCACCCGGCCCCGGAGGGGCTCCGGCCATACCCATTTGTTGCTGCATCATCTGTGCAGCCTGTCGCTTTTGCATGATCACGTTCATCAATTCTCCTAAGTAGAAATTGACGAGATCCTCGCGCCCTTGACGCTCGGATGCCTTGAGTAGCGTCCACAATGCTGCTTCCGGCAGCATCTTTTCTGCCATCTGTTCCTTAATCGAGTCATCCATCTGGTCGGCGTCCTGTATTGCCAAGATTCTATCCCTGATCGCACGGTCTGACAAGAGAGGCGTTGGGCCTTCCCTGGCAATCTGTGCCATTGAGTATCTTGTCATATCGTCCTGTGGCAGTTGTCCTACCAGGTTCACTACCGGAACCCCGGTAGCTTTCAGCATGTCAGGTTCGATTGTCTCCGTGAAATACATTCTGTGCCGATCCATGCCCGATAATTCCAGTGACCGGAATGATCCGGTTACATATTGGTCTGATATCAAATTGAATATCATTTCGTAGGCTTTTTCTACGCCTCTCAGGTATTTACTTACTACGGTTTCCACTCCCTGCCGGAGTGTATTAATAGCAAACCCCGAGAGTTGGAAGGGGACATCTCCATATACCGAGTAGGGGATAGCACCTCTTTGCATTTCTCCCGACACCAGGCTCATAAAAGCACCTGTTTCCTTGGCCACTTCCAGAAGCCCAAGGGGTTCCACGTTCTCGTTTTGAGACAGTGCAATCTCAGAACCCTCTAAGTACGGATCTTCATCCAGTGTTTTCGTTCCGTCCCTGGAGCGTACTATCAGCCCCTGCCTCCGTGACCGTGCAGTCAGTTCCAGCATGGTACTCATCATAAGGTTGTGCTTATCGTACAGATCCCTGGTAGAGGAAAAAACTGCCTCGCCTACATCAGCGATAGTATTGTCCATATTAGTATGAGTCATAGCTATTATGTACGGATTAGACCCTATCGGCCCCAGGAATACGGGAACCTGGTTGGCTCCGTGCCTGGTTTGTTTCTTCACAACCCTGATTAAAGGCTGATTCTCAGAGCCGGCGTGGATAATAATCGTGTTCATTTCCTTGTCATAGAAGTCGTAGACGTCTATTCCCTCGGCTGTATACTGGCTTTCCCAGTCTACACGCACGTTATATTGTGCCAGGATTTGGTCTCTGGTCTTAGGAACCTTATAACATGCCCACTCCAGCCCATCAGGCCCGACTCCCCAGTACGTATGCATTGGGTCCCAGGGTGTAATGTCCACATATGTTGTGCCGTCATCCCGTTTTGCCAGTAATGCTCTGCCTGAGTACCACCCCCGAAGGGAAGAATACCATGCAAGCTGATCTCTTACTGAGGGCAACATCATACGACAGAGCCTCTCGTCTGCCGCCTTGATAATCCCAATAAGGAATCTTTCCTTTAAATCGTTGCGCTCACGTAGTTCCGGGTCAGCCTGGTCGTGCGGAATACGCACAGTCATCTCAGCTCCTGCGATCCACCCGATTACTTTCTGTGCATAATTGTGTGGTTCATTAGACGTATACGACTGGTAGCCTTCCCCGGCGTCATATGGGTCTAGCCTATATAGAGAATGGTCATCCTGCATTCTCTGTCTGAGCGGCTCGGTCATAGTATAGTGGGCATCCACTAATCTAACGATATCTTCCGGCTTTCTACGTGCCATTTATACCCACCTCTTTACACGAATGCTGTCACGGTTATGTACATATCCGTAGCCGAACTTATCAATTAATCCATATATCAAAGCTTTTACACCGTGATTGTTCTTATCTTCCGGTACTTCCCCCACTATATTACCTTCTCTATCTGTTTTCCACCTATATGCTTTCGTTTGTCCGTCGAAAGGGTTGGGTGCTGCACCAAATTCTGACAGTAATCCCTGGCATTTGGCGTTAATTACTATCTTTGGTGCATGTGTAGAGGGGTCAATTTTAAGCCAGCTCTTTAATCTTTCAGACCCTTCATTGATTTTTATCTTCTGACTGGCCATAAAGAGCCCCGCTTTATCCAGCCACAGCTCTGCGGGAGCAGCCATTGCCTGGTGCTGAGTACCGGCTATATCAATTACGCCGTACTTTACGTCCCTCCACCACGGCCTGGCAGTAACAATATCTATGATATCCTCGGTTATTAAACCCTGTTCATATATCTCGTCGATAACCCTCATCTGTTCCCCATCAAACTGTATAGCCTCGACTGCATACGCCCCTGCATATCCGGGGTCCATCCATATATGCACAGGGACATGGGGATCATACTCCACGTTTCCGACATGTACATCAGGCCGGAACTCAGGGAAGACCAGACCCCTGGGAGGGCTGGGCTTTCCCGCTATACGTTCCATGAAAAAGTCATCACTGGCTAAATTCTTCAGCCTGATAATCTCAGGGTCGGTCTCTCCGCCAGGATACAGATACTTATTAGTCCAGCTCGGCAGGGAATAGGCCCTGGCCTGCTTATCAGCCCCTGACGCCCACGCCGTGAACATCTGCGGATACCACCCGAGAGACCCTTCAAATGTACCGGATAGGAATAACCACCCCTTTTTAGGGGCGCATCTACCCATAAGCCTGTGAAATGTATCTAAGTCCAGCTGAGATGCCTCGCATCCGAGTATCCCATTAGGGGCTCTCATTGCCAGTGTCCTGTGGTCTTTAGCGGATTTAGTCTCTATCCTCGTACCATCCACTAACACCATATACCCGGGATCTACACGCTTAGAACATTCCTTCAATAAATGCAGCTCCGTGAAATTATCCCTGAGATATTCAAATTCAGCCCTCGTCCTCTCATAATCCGCAGCCACCAACCAATATAACGCAGGACCATATTCCTCTTCATCATGCAATAAATACTGGTACAGGAGATACTTGGAAGCAATCATGCTCTTGCCCGCCTGCTCACCACCAGCCACCAGGTTAAACCGATAAGGAGAATCTATAATAACCCTCTGCTCCCTCGTGGGAACAAAACCTACTATATCAAATACCTGATCCCTAACCGGCTTACTAACAGCAGTAGTCATCTCTTCCTGCCTACCTTATCCTGTTTGCGAGATTTTTTTCTCGCCTTCTTCATTTGCTTAGTCGTTCTGGGCTTCCCCATTACCGGCCCTCTTCTTGTCCAGGATACTATCCAAAGTCTCTTCAATATGCTCGGGCAAAGCTTCCTGCCTGTCTACCTCGCGACGTGCAGCCTGACGCCACTCGGTAATAAGCTCCCTCGCAGAATCTTCCCCCACAATCGTCTGCGGCTTGAATATCATAGGAAGATATGCATTCAATAAAGCAATAAGCAAAACATCAGAACCACGATTCTTATCAGGATTCCTTACCCTATCAATAGCCACCGCCAACATGCTCTCCCCAAACGCTACCTTGGCCTGCTCCAGATCGTCCGCAAAGCCGGGATCTTCCCTCAACCACCTATAATACGTACTCTGCGAAACCGTAGAAGCCTTCAACGCCCTAGCATTACCACCCCACTCCTCTACAGCCTGGAGCAATACCTTCTTGTTGAGAGCCATGCCCTCCTGCGTATTGTCGTAGTTCCCCTTTGTACTCCGCTTAACCATTAAAACATCCCCTACTTACATTATTACTTACTTACATACTTACATTTACGGTTCCTATAAGGAACCGAAATGTAATGTAACTTGTAACTTACATTGTAATTACATGTAATTACATTGTAACTAGGCACGAGTTACATGTAACTTACAACGAGTTACATTGTAACTCATAGACCCATGTGAAATATCACTTGTAACTCTTCCTATTACTAGCATATAACCACCACATAAGTCAATCT